CGTTTTGTTCACTTCTATTTAAATGTTCCACGAGTGATGCGGAATGAACTAAGCAGCGTATGCGTACTCAGAAGCCCCAATGAATTCCATCATAGAATCAAAGGTCATAGTTGACATTTCGTCAGTTGTTTGTTTGCGCAGATTTAAAGAGCTCTAGCACATCTCTCTACGTGTGGTACTACCATTCTCATTGCAATCAAGTCCATAGCATCCCCATATAATATGTAAATATACGAAAAATAATCCAATCCACCAAATTAAGGTTGATGGAATTGTAAATAGTTTGGAAGATATAATATAAGTGCTTTCATATCAGATGAAGCCAATCTTATTGATGCTTTATTTGATTCTCTAGCTTTATCGGCATCTCCGCTGATTTTCCATTTTAATATTATTGATTTATAAAATGGACTTATTAAAACATTTTGATATATTGTGGAATCTATCTCATATATAAATGAGTCAGGATCATTTACTTTTTGAGCAAAATATCTTTCTATAAAACCCCTTTTGTAATCAAACTCATCCGGAGTTGGTATATGTACAATTATAGTAGTAATATTATCAATCTCATCCCTTCCGCTTGGAATTACCGTATATTTACTTATATCCATTACTATTTTTTTTTGGTTTATTGTTGTTGTCTATAATTGGCAGTAACTTCAGTTACCCATTGCATTCCAGATAATCCATGTTCAATTTCAGTAATCTGCCAAACTCCATTTGATAAATATTTTTTAGGAATACCTGTAACTACAAAACAATCCCATCTTCTAAGTCCACTAGACCCTAATATTTTAAATTTATATGTAATTGGTAACAAAGGTGATAATAATCCCTTACCAGTCTCTTTTTTTAAATAATTTGAGAATGCGTCATTTTTTAGTTTGTCAAAATAAATAGGGTCATCATAACAATATACTCCAAATGATTCATCTAAGTTACCACCGGTAAAAACTGAAGCTTTCTTTGGTTCAATTTCAAATGATTTATTTGGTCTTACTAAAAAATCAATTTTATCCAAGTTTTTAGCAAATGAAGTTTCTCTAGCTTGTAATCTTTTATCTAATTCGTCTACAACATCTTTTGACTTTGTTAGCTCCTCATAAGCTTTTGCTTTTTCTACCTCTTTACCCTTCCAAGTAGCGTCTTCACCTATTACTTTATTTTTTATTGCAACAAGGTTACCTGCACTATCGTAATACTCAGTTGCAGTAGCATCTCCTCTATTTATAATCACTTTTTTTACAATCTTTAAACTTTCCGCCTGATTTGCTTTTGTTTCAATGTCGGTTCTCTTTTCTGCTGCAGCTTGATTCCCTGCTTTTATTGCATCGGATAGTTTATCATCTTTAGATAACCAATTTGTATTTGGGTCATAAGTCTTATTAGGAACTTCGGTTCCGGATTGCGTAGGTTTTGTATCTCCAATTCGTACATCCAAAAATAAATCACCACCTTGTGCAAAAAATGTATCTGCTTTTCTATCTTTATTTACATTTATAATAGCCTGTTCAGGTTGAGATGCAATATTAAATCTTCTATTAATTATTTGGCCCATCATCTCTGCGGGTATTTTTATATTCAAAGATGCATCTAAAAATACAGAATTTTCTCCCGAATGATGAAATAATTTATTTTCAGGTGTTTTTTGTTGACCTACCCAATGCTCATCAAATACTTTAATAGATAATAAACCATCATCTCCTACAGTTTCTATAATTTGAAAATTCCAAAATCCATTAACAGCGGCGGACATTCCGTTTAATAAATCATTAAGTATTTCTCTTACATTTTTGTTTGATGCCGTTATTGTATTTTTAAAAAATTCAAAATTTATATAAAGATTTTCTAATAAACCATAGTGTTCACTTATTTCTTTAAATGTATTTGCTGGGGCTGGGACTGGTTTACCCTCCTTATCTTTTGTTGGAAATCCAATTTCTCCAGTTTGTACAAAACTTATAAAACCTTTGTTACTAGCTCTTGGAATACGCAAATCAATACCACCACCAGATGTTAATTCACTATAATCTATTCCCAGTGTATTTACTATGATTTTAGTAAATTCGGGAAGTTTTCCTGGTATTAATAGATTTTCTTTTTTTGTTGAAAATATAAAAGGGAATGCGCCTATTTTAGTATTCTTTGTATTAATATAAGATTTTAATTCCTTACCGCTAACAGTATATTTGACCGTTTTAGCATTTGCATTTAATATATTTACTGCAAGACCAAAACGTATATATTGTTGATTACTAACAAATCGTTCAACCGGTACGCCAAATTCACTTACTAATGCTTCTTTAGGATTATCAATAGTTCCAAAAAAATATGCTGTTTTTTCCAACCAAGTTACTTGAAATTCTTGTTCTAATTTTTTTATAACATCTAAGTCAAATCCTATAAAATCATACCATTCACAATCGTTAATTAAGTTAGCTACCTCTTGAGTTTGTTTTATAGAAGGTAAATTATTAAACATATTTTTAAATCTCTTATCCTTAACAGGCTGTATATTTGCATTATCATTCAACCCTGTAAGTGTACTTTGGTTTTCTAACTGAGTAGGACCGTACAAAGGAAATGTTCTTGAATTTAATGGGCCATTTTCTTTTGTGTATGCATATAAAGAATGGTGCGATTGTAGAAATGCAGGTAATGATGGCACTCCTCTCATTTGTACATTTACATTAAATAAGTTACCTTCACTAGTAACTTCCCCACCAGTAATAAATCCAAAAAAGCAATCATAATCACCTCTAGATGCTATTCGTTTATCCTGCAATGCAGAATCGGTTAATGCATTATTTCCAACTTGAGCTTGAATAGTACCCACATCTTTATCACTAATTAATCCTTTAACTCCATCTTCAGTGTTCCACCCCCATTCTACAAAAAGAGAATAACCAGGCTCCATAAAATACTGCTGAATTAATTCTAATTGTTCTATTGAAAATGCAGTAATATTTAAGTTTGCTTCTTTTGATATTTGGTCTTGTCCTTCTTTTACATTAAATAATGTTATTACTGGTCTTGGTTTTGCAGGTGCTCCAGCTGTTGCCTGTATTGGTGTTTTTTTAGCCCATGTAACTCCAATAGTACCACTACCATCGGAATACGAACCATATACAGATGCTTCAGTATTCACTCCCGCCGCATTGAATAATTTCCAATCGGGATTACTTTCTATAATTAACCCATCATTAGCTCCCGAAAATACACGTATAAATGTACTAAGGTTACTTAATGAACTATTATTTCTACCTCTAATTTTTTTATGAATCGTATCGTTAATCTGCGTTAAATACATAAACTTATTTATTTTATATTATTAAGAAAAATTATTAACGATTTCTATATAATTTGTTGGAATTCTTAATACAGTACCATCTTCAAATGCAAATATTGCATTATGTATATTATTCGCAGATGCAATAATCCACCAAAGAGATGAATCTTGATAATATTCATATGCCAATGTATCAAGTCTGTCACCAGTTTCAGTTGCAACATATATATCAGAATCTTTTAATGGAATATTTGGATATATCTTTGAACGATATACTATCCTACCATTAGTTGCTCTTTTTACTGCATTATTTTCATATCTACTACTCATATTTTATATAAATTAATTTTATATGGGTCATATTATTTTTTTATTCTGATGTTTGTGCCGTTTTTTGCATAATAGGCGAGTCTGAATAAAACTTGTATCCTTCTATACTTTTTCTATCATCTACTATTTTTAAACTTATAGCCACTTCAATTACAGATGGTAATTTATATTTTTTAATATCTTTTGATGTATAATCTTCCTCACCAGCATCATTAGTTGCTGAAAATACCACTCTATCACCATTTCCGCTTCGTATCCAATCTTGTGCTTCATTTCGTTGTAATTGGTCAATACCAATTTCCCAAGTTGTATCATCTGGAATAGTATATGTAAGTGATTCTATAAAACAATCTTTATCTTTATACAAATCACCCATACTAAACTTTATGAAAGGTGGAACAATTGCACCATCTACATATCCTTGTGGATATACTAATGATGTTAAAAAATTCAATCTTTCCCACACTGCTATATGTTCTTTTTGATTTGAAGAATATACTTTAAAGTTAAATCCTAATGTTTTTTCTATACCTGTATATGTGTAAAAACTAAATGGATTACCTATGAATTTATTAGGGTCCCAAGTTGGACTAAATGTTTCAGTCAATCCTGTTATAGTTGCTCTAAATAAGGCACTCATTCCTTTTTTCTTAGCTCTAGATGGGGATGAAAATTTTAATCTTATAAAATCTAAATCTTCAATTGATTTATCCTCAATTTTAGGAGCATCGCCCATATAAGGCAATTGCGTATTCATCGTATCTACATATGAGAGTCCTTTATCAGAATTTTTTTGATTTGCATAGTTTACTTGCAAATTTGAAAAGTTTCTAGAAGTATCTGCTGCATCTTTTGGTGGAGCTGATTTTTGTAATCTTTTAATAAGGTTTACATTATCTATTTCTAATTTTTGCGCTTTTCCAAATTTATTATTCCCACTATATCCATTTAAATCAGGGGATATTGATAATGGAAATGGTGGTCTGATTCCTTGTATAAGGAATTTTGTTATATCTTGTATATCTATTGTATCATAATCATATAAAACAGATGATAAATCATTTCTACTTTGTTGAGGGGTTTGTGGGTCTTTAGCAAACTTTATGGAATCACTATATTTAAATAAATTAGAATATTTCATTTTTTCAGGATCCCATTTTACTTGAGGGTCTTGTAATGAACCATCGCCTAGTAAAAGTTTTCTTCCAGCCTTTTTTATAGCAGATACGGCAGAACCTCCAATTTGTTCACCTTGGTCTTCACCACCCATAGGTGCGGTAACTGCAGATTTTATAAGTGCTCCCAATCCAGTACCTTTACTATCGGAAAGTATAGAACGACGTCTATAATCTGAAGCAAATCCACTTGAAGTTAATTTATATCTTAAATCATTAGTTACTGTTGTTGGATATGCTGCGTATGGAAATAATCCTATTGAGTTTACAGCGCTTGTAATTGCTGCTCTTGCTTTTGCTAACACACCGCCAATTAATCCTCTACCACTACCACCCCTTGCATCTTTCATAGCATCCACATCAACCGTAGTTTGTGTAGTTAATCTTACTATGTTAGTTCCGTATAAAGCAGGTTGTGAAAGAAATCTCAATGGTCTTAATCCAGTCAAAGTTTCTTCTAAACGAGTTTCACCTTCCGTTACAGATGCTCTACCTAATCTAACTTTATTTAAAGGTTCTGCGAATTTATTTATAATAACATTAGAACTTCGTATTGGAATTCTTTTACTATTTTGAGGAGCAAATGTTTCCTTTGCAGTCTTGCCACTACTCTCTAAAACCTTTTGTTTAAATAAATCTTCTAACTTAGGCATTTGCTATATATTAAAATTATTTCTAGTAGTCTTTGATTGGTAACCAGTTAATAAATCGTTTACTTTAGATGTACCTAAATAAGTATTAACAGGAATACCACCTGAGTTTAATCGTTCCATTGCTTTTGTATTTGCTGCTATAACATTAGCCATTGCTTGCATTCCAGCTCCACCTCCACCATTAGCTGCGTTTGCTAATGCAGTTGATGCTCCAGGTGCTGCTATCAAATCATCATTTTTACTTAATTTGAATAACCCACCTTCTTTAGTTGATACCGTTGTTTGACCTTCTGCCGGAGAATTCATATCACCAGCATTCATATAACGTGATGCTGCTCCAACTATAACACCAGCTGCTATCACACCAGCTAATGCTCTTGCTGGATTAGATAATGCTTTTACTGCTGCTAATGCTCCTTCTTTTTTTATAGATGAAGCTTGTAAGATAAGTTCTAGTTTTTTAAACGCTACAATTCCTTTTTGAATAGCAAACATACTACCTAATATCATAGCTGCGTATCCTAAACTACCACCTAATGCTTCATTCCATTGTGCTATTTTAGCAAAACCCTCAGCCATCAATGATACAGGTACTAACATTAATTCTAAAATTGGTAATATCGCAGTACCGAGCTGCATACCAATACCTGCGAATGTATTTTTTATTTTACTTAATTCACCTTGCATTTGTTGGTCTGCTTTCAACTTTTGTATAGTTAAATCTAAATCCTCTTTACTTGCATTTGTAATATCTAATCCATTTGCTATTGCCTGTTGTGCTAATTTTTTATCTTCATCCCCTAAATGAACTAATCTTTCTCTTTGTGCAATTAATCTTTGAATAGTAGCTGGGGTTTCTCCTACTGCCTTTGCTAATTCTCTTTGTGTAAAAAGGTCTTTATCGGCAAATCTACCATTTCTTTCCATTTGGTTTAACACCTCATCCAATGCACCTGAATAATCTTTGTTTGCCGCTAATGTTCTTGCTTGCGTTAGATTAAATTGCCCTTGTGCAAATGCGGCTGCTTTTAATTCTTGCTCTATACCACTTTCGAAATCCAAAAGCTTTTCACTAACACCCATTACTTCTTTTAAAGTAGTACCAAGTCTTCTAGCTTCAATTGCAGTTTTGGCCATATTATCAAATCCACTACCAAAATATTCTGCACTATCTTTAGCTGCCTCCGCAATATCTTTGAATAATTGCTTAGGTGCTATTTTAGATAATTTAGCTACATTAGTAACTTGTAATGCGTAATTTACGGCAGTATCTTCACTCAATCCAGTCATTGCTTCCAATTGACCTACAAATTCTGCCGAATCTTCCGCTGCAACTCCAAAGTTTGTACTTAATACCGTTAATGCTCTTACAGTATCTTTTGATAAATTTGCTACATCACCAAATTGTTTTTTAATTTCAGATATTGTATCAAATACTCCTTCAAATTCAACACCCATTAGAGCCATTTCAGAAGTTACGGATGCAGCAACTTTTTTTATATCTTTCATTTGGGAATTTATTATCCCAGTCTCTTGTTTAAATTTTTTAGATGCATCTGACATATCCGTCATTGCCTTAACTCCGAATGCAAATATTGTTGCCGCTGCGGCCCAAGCAAATACTATACCACTTGATATTTTAAGAAACTTACCAGCACCTTCAATTATAGGTTTCAAACTATCAGGTATTGCATCATACATTTTTTTCTGCTGCTCTTGTATTTCTCCAATTCTTTTTTCTTGCGCTAGGAATAATTGTCGTTGCTTAAACATATCGATAAAGATTTTTTGAGTTTCTGTATCAAAATCTTTTATAGATTCTTTGAATTCTAATTCGTCTTTTGCCGCTTGACTCATACCTTTGGTACTATCTTCAATATCTAAATAAGATTCAACTTGTTTTATTAGTTTATCTCTATTTTCTTTTAAAGTTTCTTTTTCGTTCATTAAGCTGTTACGCTTGAGAACCGCTGCTTCTCTATCTGCATCTGTAAATCGCTTACCATCGGTTTTAATAAGTAATATTTCGGTATTAATTTCTCTTATTCTTGTAGCTACACTAGCTAATGCACTATATTTACTTTCTTCATCTGTTAGAGCTACTTTAACTCTTGATGATAATTTTGAAAAAGATGTTAATTCATTTTCACTATCTTCTAATATTTCTTTTTTAAATTGAGCCTGCTTTTTTAAAGTCTCTGACCTTTTTTGATTTGTAGATAAAAGTTTTTCAGTTACTCTGAGTTCATCTTTTAATGTGTCTAAACTCTTTTTTTCTGCCTCCATCACCTTTTCAAGACGCTTGGCTTCTTTAGCTTTAGATACAGCTATCTTTTCATTTTGCGCATTAATTCTTTTTTCAGCCGCTTCAATCTGCTCTAATAGTTTTAATCTTTGCTCTTCTTGTTGAGGTATAGTGGCCATTCTTTAATTCAGTTATTATGGTACTAATCCTACACTTTTAAGTGCTTCGTATTCTTTAGGATTTTCCTTTTTCATTTTTTCAAATTTGGGAATGGACTGTCTTGTTATTGAATCAATCTTATCTCTTAATTTTTGTAGCTCAGGATCATCATCAATCAATTGTTGAATTTGCTTAGGCGGGTCTTTTTTTGAAAACCAACCAAAAAACTCCGTTAAATTTGATTTTTTTATTTTATATTTCTTTGCCATATGCGGTTATTTATAATAATACAACTATAAATATGGTATAAACAAAAAAGTTAGGATTATCTATTAACCCTAACTTTTGATTGATTATTTGCTTGCTTTATTTGCTCATTTTCCTTTTTCTTGGCATCTACTAATTGTTGGTAGTAAAACATTCTAAGATAGGTTGGCATTCTATACAAATCCATTATTGTGAACCCATTACCATAGTTTACCATCTCAAAAATTTGAGTATGGAGTTGAATACTATGATTCGGTGCTAGGCCAAAAAAAGCCCACGCCCATTACTATGGGCAGTACCTCCTCTTGTCCGTCTTCATGTGTATATGTCATTCTCATATCCATGTCCGGCTGAATTGTTTTAATGTAATCTCTAAATGCTCTACTATCTCTTGCTAAAAACCCATTTACGAATTTATTAATAGCTCCTATACTATTATCACCATCTACGGCTTTAATCATATGTCTAAATCTAGTAGTAATATCATGCGAAGTATCTTTATTAACCTTTTCTAATGCGGTAATATCTCTATCAATAGCCTTTTCATCACCATGCGTTAATAATTTAAATGTTAATTTGTTTTTACTATTTGGAGTAATAAATTCAAATTCATTTTTATTTTCAAATTTAGAAGTATCTACCTTTTTTGTTTCAATTTTTGTTAAATCAACAGATAAATTGATAACATCTCCCGTTACAGAAGAATATGCAGATGCTTCATACTTAGGACCGTATCCTAATAAACGAGTTGCTAAGATAATTGCGTTTTTATCACCTATAAGAATATCATCTATATTAACATTATCAACAATAACCGATTCAAATAGTTTATCTAATACAATACCTTTTTTGATAAGGTTTTGTGAAGAAAGGATATCCTCTTCCTTTGCGGTCATATGTTTAATTGTTATTTGACCCGATGATAATGGGTTCTCTTTTGGATATAATTTACCTTCCGATGGTAAACTAATAACTTCCGTTGGAAAATCATATTGTTTTTGATTCATAACTTTACTTTGTTTAAGTTTGTATATATAAATACATCATTTTAAAAAAATTAGAAAGCACAAAAAAGGGGATATTTTAGTATCCCCTTTAATTTTATATGTTTTAGATTAGAATTCTAATACAGCGTAATCGTATGCTACTTGTAGTTCTATTGATGCTGGGTCATTAGATGTCATATCTAATTCACCAAAGTTTACTTGCAATGGAAATGCTCCATATAAAGTCCAAGTTTCAACAATATCACCAACAGGTCCTAACATTTCGATTTTGATAGTCTTCTTATAGAATTCAGAATATCCTTTTCTACCAGTAATAGATTCGTGTCCTAAACGAACCCACTCCATTACTTGTTGTGCACCAGATGGTACAATTGGGTCATAAAGAGTGATAGTCATATCCTGCCATTCACCTTTACCTTGCAACTTTCTTTTCACGTTAATGTGGTCTAAAGTTACAACTTCAAAGTTAATTTGAGGTCTGCTAGCTGCTTTAATCAAATATGCTTCTACACCATCGATACTCATTTTGAAACGAGCTTTCGTTTTTGGTTCCCAGGTTTTGTAGAACATATCGTTGAATTCTAATACTTGTGCCATTTTCTTTTCCTTTTATTTTATATTAATAAATATCTACTTTTTGTTTTTTATATTATGCTGAGAAACTTGCTCCAGTTGGTAAGATGTTGAAATCAATTACGATGAATTCAGCCGTCTTAGCAGGTTGTAAGAAAATTTGTCCAGCTAATATGTTTCTATCAATAACATCAGGTGTGTTGTTACTCTCATCCATTACAACTTTGAATGCGTACAAACCTTGTCTTTGTTGTATGCTCTCTAAGTATGGAGTTGCTGTGTTAATGAATCTTGCTCTAGTTTGAGTAGTATTTTGTTCGAACACTAAGAAACGAGAAGTAGATGCGATAAACTTCTTAACAGTGATAAGTAATCTTCTTACGTTGATTCTATCTAATGCTGAAGCCTTATCTTGCAATGTCTTCTGTCCGAATGCTACAATACCTTGTCCAGGGAATGCTGCGATTGGGTTTACTTTGTTCTCATATAGAGTATCTCTCTCCGCATGTGTTAATCTATTCAATACTGAAACTGCTCCAGTAATACCACCTCTATTCAAACCAGCAGGTGCGAACCATTCTGCTGCTAATCTATCGTTACTAGCAAATACTGCTGGTAATAGTACTGAAGGTGGTACAGTTACTAATTTGTTTGTATTAGTATCTATTGTCTTAACCCAAGGGTAGTAAGTTGCTGCGTAGTTTGTATCAACTGCGTTAGCTGCTTCAGTTGCCTCAGTTATTGTATCATCAAAATCGTTGAAATCAGCGATATAAAATGCGTCTTGTCTTTCCTCACAAATATCAATTGCTTTAGTAGTAATTGCTGGGTGTAATCCTCTTACAATACCAGGAGTTACTAACATATTGATATCATACTCATCAGGATTTGAAATTGCGTTAAGTGCTTTATTGTATGCTACTGAACCAGAAGATACAGATGTTGCACAATTGAATCCTTGCGTATTTGCATTACTCCAATCAGTATCACCAGCTTTAGCTATTGTTGTAGTTGGGTTCATACCATCAAATCCATCTTGGAATGCTAATACGAATTGTCTCTTAACCATATCAGTAGATGCAGAACCGGTCATTTGATACGTTAAACCATTTGCATCAAATGCAAAAGATACGTTAGAACCAGTTTGAGCTCCTATTGGAAGTGGTTTCAAATATTGTAAGTTATCTAACTTAACACCAGTAGTTTCAAAATCAAATCCACTATAATAGATTGGAGATGATGATGTATTATTTGCTGAGTTTGTTTGATATACTACCGCTGGTACTAAAAGTGATTCAGCGTTATTTGTTGCTGTAATTGGGTTTGTATATGCTCCATGTCCGAATGGTGCTGCTGATATTGGGAATGAGCCAGGAGTAGATACTACTACTCTGACATATTTTGATTGATTTGTATAATCACCAAATTCAGTAAGTTTACCATTGTTATCAATTGTAAAATATCTATCACCAATTCTTCTAGCTATATAGTTTGGAGAAGCAGGGTCTAAGTTTACATTATTAAATGTTTCTACAACACTCTTTCTCTTATCAGTATCATCAAATGAACGTACAGTTACAGTAAATGTTGCGTAATCAGTTCCACCATCTTCACCAGCTGCTTTTACATTAGAAATACCAACTTTAAATTTAGTATTATATGTTGTACCATGTCCAGTTGTTACGAACTTAAATAAATCATATCTTTCACCACTAATCAATTGAGATTTAACCATTGGAGTTTCAGCTGCTTGTGCATCATAAGTAAAATCTTGGGTAGGTAATACAACAGAAGTTATTACAATGTTATTTCCAGCAGAACCAGTATAGTATCCAGCTGCACTTTCAAAGTAAGAATATGCATATGCTTTTTTACTTCCAAATGGAGATTCTCCAAATACATCTGATAAATCGTTTACAGAAGATGGTAAGATAGATGCTGATACATTTAAATCTGCATGTAATGCTAAGAATGAGCCATCATTAACATTATCACTTGCTACAGTTGCTCCAGCAAAACCTACTTTCTCATCACCTAATTTAGTTGAATGTAATACACCAATTAATTTAGTGCCTACTGATTGAAGGGATGAACCAGATGCAAATATTGCTAAAGGTGCTACCTGCTCATAACCACCGATACCACCAACCCTTACGATTGTTGCTGTACCAGCTTCTCTTAAATAGTTTTGTACTGCATATTCAGTATAATACGTTCCATCAGGTGTTCCGAATATTTCTTCGAATTCTGATTGAGTTCTCACAATGGTTGGAATAAATGCAGGTCCTTGTTTAAAAGGTCCTATAAATGCTGCTCCAATTTCACCAATTCCTTGCGCTAAGAAGGATAGGTCATTTTCTCTTGTGAATACGCCAGGTGATACGATTCTTTCTGCCATTTTATTTCTACGATTTGTATTTTGAATGTATGTCTGTAAATAGTTACATTAATACTCATATAAATATAAAGAAAATGTTCAAAACACAAATTTGTTTATAAATCTGCATTTTGAACATTATATATAAAATCGCTTGTAGTAGTTACGCCGGTTGAGGGTCTACTCCGTATAAATTACTACCAGATGTAGGTGCCCAAGGTAAATCAACATCACTAACAGTTATTCTGTTATATTTCTTAACCTCTATTTCTTTTGTGATTTGACTGTTAATATGGTCCCAATATGATGTAGAGGCAGAGCCACTTACTACATTTTTAACCCAGCCCAATACTAAATTTTCGGTTAAATCTCTATAATCTACAAACCCATCACCATTAAGGTCTTGTGGTGTAAATGGAGTTGCTCCAACAAAAGTACCCACATTACCATCAG